GTCAACTACTCAAAGATAACAACATTACGGTAGTCCCTGAAGCCCAACACCCTGCTCAAAAGTTGGCCTTGGTGCTTCCGTTTGAAGAAAAACAACAAGCTCATGGCTAAACGAGATTACGCTAAAGAATATCGGGAATACCACGCTAAACCTTCCCAAATCAAAAACCGTTCCAAACGAAACGGAGCTAGACGTTTGATGATTAAGAAACACGGTAAAGCTAAACTCAAAGGAAAGGATGTTGACCACAAAAAACCCTTGAAAAACGGGGGTTCAAATAGTATGAAGAATCTTCGCATCCGTTCTGTGGCTAAAAACAGAGGGGATAAATCCTTTTAACTACCCAAAAGAGCAACCAAAATGAAAAAAATCCTGTTGGAATCGGAAATTACTGATTCTTTGATGCCGTTAGAGCCTAATTGTGAATATCTTGTGGAAAACCAGCAAGTTTCTTACTTTGCTGTTAAAACAAACGGAGATTTGTTGGTCACAAATATCAACAACGATGAATTAAACCTGTTCAAAGCTAATATTGACTTAAATAGAAAAGAAATTATTGTATTCCGTGCGGGTGGTGCTGGGGATATTTTGTTTATGTTTCCCCTGCTTGATGAGATTAAGCGTAGGTTTCCTTCTTGTTCGCTTACTGTTTGTTGTAACTCTGACTATCACTTCGTAGCCACTAACTGCAAATCTGTTGATAAAGTATTATCGTTTCCCATTAAAGTTAAAGACCTACCTGAAAAATGTGTTATTCTCAATCTTGAAGGTGCTGTTGAGAAAAACGATGCAGTTCCAGCGGTGGATTGTATGTTCTGGGCTGCTGGAATGGCTCGTCCCGACTCTGAAACCATTAAGAAATCCTTGGTCTATACCCCAAAGGAGGAAGACGTTCGTAACGCTCACCTTATTCCTGTAGCCAAAAACAAAGACCGTATCCGCATTGGTTATCAATGGTCAGCCAGTAGTCCTGTCAGAAGTTACCCTCACAAAAACTCGTGCGAACTTGTGACAAAATTAGCTCAAGACGGAGGTTTTGAAGTGTGCTTGTTGGGGGAACCAGATAGCATTGAGATCGGTTCTTCTCCCAAAAAAGGTTGGGTTTACAACATGACCAAACAGGGTCTTTCATGGGAACAATCCGTAGCTTTCCTCAAATCCTGTGACCTTGTTATCGGCCCAGACTCAAGCGGTATTCACTTTGCTGGGGCTATGGGTATCAAAGCCCTCGGCCTTTACGCTCCCTTTCAATGGGACTTGAGAACTAATTATTTTGACTCTGTGTGGTGTTTTCAGCAACGTGGGGAGTGTGCTCCGTGCAACCATCACAGCAACAACAAAAATGGCCTTTTCCCCAAAGACAAACCTTGCAGTCAATCTGGTCAGTGTGAGGTTTTGGCAACCCTAAACCCTGACCGTGTATTCAAAAAAGCCTTACAACTACTTAACAAATGAAAACTATTGAAGAACTTCGTCGAATCCGTTGGTTTACCGACTTTGCTTATATCCTTAAACTTAACAAGGACATTAAAATCCGAACATTCTGTGAATGCGGTGTGGGGCCGCTGGATATTGCGGCTGCTCCAGAAATCTACAACCAGAAACTTGCTGATAAGGTAATTTTGGTTGAACCCAACGAGGAACTAGCCAATCTTGCTGTAGCTGCCATGCCCGATGCTGACATCTGGAGGGTAGCCATTACCGATACTGAAGAAGTGGGGGGAACAGCCAACTTCCGTGTTAACGGGGGGTCAAGCTACATTGAGGGTCACTGGAGTCCGTCTCCGAGCTACGGCCCCATAACAACGGTTAAGACAAGTCCCTTCAGGGTCATAGACGATGGAACCATTGACGCTATGGTGCTGGACTGCGAGGGAATGGAATGGGCTGTGTTGAAAAATATGAAAAGCCGTCCTTATTTTCTCTCTGTAGAAGTGTGGAAGGGTCACCCCCATGAGAATGAAATCTTTAATTGGCTTACGGAAAACAAATACGAGATTCGTTTTACCACCGGCCCAGAGGGTGAAACCTTCTTCCTAGAACGAAATGTCGAAAAACCAAAAACACGCAAAAGCCGTAGCGATTGACCCAAGGTTACATGACTTTCGGAATTTCCTGTATGTGGTATGGAAACACCTAAACCTACCACAACCTACTGATATTCAGTATGATATAGCCGAGTTCATTCAAAACGCACCTAAGCGTTCCATCATTGAAGCCTTTCGTGGGGTAGGTAAAAGCTACATCACTAGTGCTCACGTATGCCATCAGTTGCTTCTGAACCCTGATAAAAAGTTCTTGGTTGTCTCTGCTTCCAAGAGCCGTGCCGATGACTTTAGCACCTTTACCCTCCGTCTTATCAACGAGCTTCCCATCCTCCAGCATCTACGTCCCACTGAAGACCAACGTAGCAGTAAGATAGGGTTTGATGTCGGCCCAGCAGGAGCCTCCCACAGCCCCTCTGTGAAGTCCGTAGGTATTACTGGCATGATTACTGGTAGCCGTGCTGACGAGATCATTGCCGATGACGTAGAGAGTGCCAACAACTCCATGACTCAGGGGATGCGGGACAGGGTAGCAGAATCGGTTAAGGAGTTTGAAGCCGTGCTTAAACCGGATGGTAAAATCCTTTTTCTAGGCACTCCCCAGTGTGAAGAATCTCTTTACAACAAGCTACAGGAACGTGGCTATGTGTGCAGAATTTGGCCCGCTCGGTATCCCGAACAAAATAAGGTGGTAAGCTACGGTGATAAATTGGCTCCCCGTATCTGTGATTTGATGGAAAAAGACCCTAATATTTCCCTCAAAACTACTGACCCTAAACGCTTTAGCGACCTTGACCTTATGGAACGTGAAGCCAGTTACGGTAAAAGCGGGTTCCAGCTTCAGTTCATGTTGGATACAAGCCTAAGCGACATGGAGAGGTATCCCCTTAAACTCTCTGACCTTTGTGTAATGAGCCTTAACCACGAGCTTTCCCCCCAGAAGATTGCTTGGGCAGGGAGTCCCGATTACGTCATTGATGACCTTCCGTGTGTCGGGATGAGTGGGGATCGTTACTACAGCCCCATGTTTGTCAGTAAGGAAGATTGGCTACCCTACGAGGGGAGCATCATGGCAATAGACCCATCAGGTCGGGGAAGGGATGAGACTTCCTACGCAGTTCTTAAATACCTTCACGGTATGCTGTTCCTCACCGAAAGTGGGGGCTTTAACAGTGGCTATACAGAAGATACCCTAAGTGCGTTAGCAACTGTCGCAAAACGACAGAAAGTAACACAAATCATTGTCGAGGAAAACTACGGTGGGGGTATGTTTACCCAACTGCTTAAACCAGTTCTAGGGAGGGTTTATCCGTGCTCTGTGGAGGAAGTTAAGCACAGTAAACAGAAGGAGTTACGGATTATCGACACCCTTGAGCCAATCCTTAACCAGCACAGGCTTATTGTGGATAAAAGGGTTATTGAACGGGACTACAGAGATAACCAACACCTTCCCCCAGAAATGGCACTTCGTTATCAACTCTTTTACCAGATGAGCCGCATCACCAAAGATCGTGGTGCGCTTGCTCAGGATGACCGTCTAGATGCCCTAGCCATTGGTGTAGCCTTCTGGACAGAGAGAATGGCACAAGATATTGACAGGGCTGTGGAGGATGCTAAAGAAGCCAAGCTAGATGAAGAACTCAGAAAATTTCAAGAAAATGTCTTCGGACACAAACCCAGAGAAAAAACATGGATCAGCCAAACCGTAAACGTAATATGAACATTCTAACCAAAATCCTAACCAGCCTATTCCCCCGTAAAGACACTGTTCCGCTATCTCCACCCTCCCAAGCAGTAAAAACGCCTCCTAGACCCCCTGTGACTCAAAAGCGCATGGCTTTTAGCGAATCATACCGACCCTCTCCTAACGTATCCCCTAAACCTATCCGACCCCGCTACATTGTTTTGCACCACACTTGCGGTAGTTACGCTGGAAGTGTTGCGTGGTGTCTTAACCCTGCCTCAAGGGTGTCCTACCATTGTATTATCGCTGAAGACGGTAGGAGAACAGTGTTGGCTACACCGGATAAAAGAACGTGGCACGCTGGGTTGGCTAACTGGAAGGGTAAGAAAGACCTCAATAGCGTTAGTGTTGGACTAGCCTTTGAAAAAGACACCTACGACAAGCCTCTTACTTTGGAACAGATGTATTCAGCTTTAGAGTATCTTAAACCGATCCTCAAAAAGTATGAGATTCCTCTTTCAGATGTTATTGACCACAGAATGATTGCTCCCAACAGGAAGAACGACCTTAACCCTGTTGAATACAACAAGTTGAAAAAGTTCCTTTTTTCCAACTACCTATGAGCTTGAAATACGAACAGTATCGGAGTCTTAAATACACTCGTGAATTTTTAAGAGACTTGTTGAATCACGACACCAGACCTAAGACTGTTAAAGAATTGAAAGAAAGATCACTGAGATGTCTTCGTCATTTTCCAGCGTTAGCTGAAGATGGACGACCTTACTTCAGTGTAGATACTTTCAAAGACCCTTACTTTAACGACAACAAAAGTCCTTTAATATCAACTACTTAGAACTTTGTTGGAAAAAGATGCTTGACAGGATTTTTTCACCCTTTTAAAATCAATCTTAACAAGGAGTTAAAGCGATGTTAAAAATTGGTTTTGGAAAAAGAATTGCTTAACAAGTTAGTTAAAGGGGTTGTTAAAAACATTGTTCCTCATTAACTTCTAACCCAACTACAACAACAACATCTTAAATTTAATTATATATGAGTGATAAATCTAATGTATCTATTAGGCTGTGTATATCTCCTTCTCTTGATTATAGTGAGGAGAATGTTAAAGACTACCTTGGAAGTATCCCTTTAGGTGATTTAGGATTGGATAAGAAAGACTCTACTTCTCTACAAGTAATTGCAAAATTGGATAAGAAATGTTTTGTTGGGGATCATCCTGTATCGTTAAAGAATACCTTTTGGTGGATAGCCTATAGCGAGGCTGGTAATCCAGTAGGCTTTAGTGGGCTAAAGATGTGTAAGAAGAAAGAGAACAAGGGGTTGGGGTATTTCAGCAGGGCTGGGGTAATCAAGAGCTACAGGGGGCATGGAACGCAAAAGAAGATGATTAAAGCACGGATCAGGAAGGCTAAGGAACTTGGGCTTACTCATTGTGTGACGTATGTTAAGGGCTTCAATCTGGCTAGTGCTAACAGCCTTATCTCATGTGGGTTTAAGCTCTACAACCCTCACTACAAATGGGGTGGTAAGACAGCTTTATATTTTGTAAAGTGTTTAGAATGTGGTAA